AGAATAAACGATTAAGCCCTACGGCAGCACGGTTAAGCCGGGAAATATGGCACAGAAGAATATACACGACGAAGTAAGTTTGCAGCTTAACGCCTTTGAGTTATTGGCTATTCAGTCCTACTTGCGGTACGCTAAGAAATTCTACGATAGTGAGTACGATACAGAGAAGATTAACGGGCTGTTGGCGAAGTGCGAAGCATTAGAGAAAGAATATAAGTAGTCAGTCTAACCGGGCCGGGGCCTGACCCCGGCCATAATCCCAAAGAGATATGAAAAAGAGCATGGAATCAGTTATAGAGCAACTGGAGAGTACGAAGGCCGCTATTAGCGAGAAGTTAGAAAGTAAGGGCTACGTAGTGGCCGGGTATGGTGGCGATACCTACTACGCTTATGTAGGTAAGGGCAAAGGCTATCAGGGTGCAGCCCTGACACCCGTAAGCAGTAACCCGGTAATCTTTGATACTGCACAGGCGGCAAACCGCGAAGCCCATAACGGAACGTACAGCAATGGCCAAGGCGACGTTATAAGGTTGGAAGTTGTGGAAGCATCTAAGTATTTTGCTAAAATTTACGCCGATGCTGAAAAGACTATAGCCCAAGTGAGAGAGTTTGCAGAATAGTATTAACCGGGCCGGGGCACAAGCCCCGCCCACAAACCTAAAGACGATATGAAACTATCAGAACTACCCGCAGAGGTACAGCAGCAGTTAGCCCAGCAGAGAGCCGAGTTATCAGGTAAGCGTATCAATACCGCTTATCGGGTGGAGTTATATAACGCAGACGGCACACGCTACTTTGAGGCCGCGAGGTGCTGCAAGTCATGGAACGACGATAAAGGCCACTATATGCCATTTGGAGGCGGCACGTATTGGACTATCCGCTACGGTGCAGTTCAATGGGCGGTAAGAAAAGACCCATTGGGCGGCAAGGTTTACGAACTTTGCAACGGCAAGCAATACGGCAAGAGTGCCAACGGTACGGAGATACCTAAGAGCCTCAACACTAAAAAGGAGGTTTTGGCGTTAGTAAAGAGTATAGGCATTTTTCATTAAAAGGGTATGGATTACGAAGCAATGCTTTTCATTTGGATATGTATAATGATTATGTGTATCGGAATGTCTAACAACTAAAAAGATTTGAATTATGAAAGTCACATTGAAACAGAACGGTAATATTGAAGTCAAGGCCGGGGCCTTTTGCCCGCGTACCGTAGGAACGTGGCATTACGTAGATGTGTGGGCAGAGAATGGCGGCAGACGCGATAAGAGCGGGAATAAGTTAGTACGCGGGTATTGGAAAGCCTGTTTGAAGAAAGGCGGCGAACTGATGGCGTACACCCGTAAAGAGTTAGTAGAGCAAATCAAAAGCAAGGTATAAGGTAACGGCCCGGTTAGTCACCGGGCTGCAAAGACAAATAGGTATGAAGAGAACGTATTACATACATCCTGAAAACGAGAACGGCAAACGCCGGGTATCTGTTAAGATTGTTAGGAAGAAAGGCCGCAAAACCACAGAAGAGTATTACGGCGTTGCATGGTTTGATAAGCCGGGTAGTTGGTACAAAGACCATTGGAATTTACACTATGACGGCGTAGACACGGCTTGCGGCAGCTTAGACGAGTGCAAGGCACGATTAGCCGCGTTAGATGGCTTTGGCTACAAAGACGGTTTTTATACTAAATGCGAAGTGGAGTTTGTGGAAACGTCAGACAGATATTAGGCTATGACAGAAAGCGAGGTAAAGCAAGTAATCAGAGACCAGGCAAAAGCCGCCTACCTGAATAAGACCGTAGGATAAGTTCAAAGTCCGTAGCCTCAAAGTCCGTGCTACGAGCCGGGCGATACCAAAAAGCGGCTACGACGATTACGGCGTAGATGAAGATACGGTAAAGTTCTTTGTCGTAGAGTTTTGCGACACCGAAGATGATTTTTGGGCGACTAATTGCGTTTGCTCAATTCTGACACTAAACAGCAAAGGCCAAATAGGTAGTGCCGATGTGCCTTACGATTTTGATTACGAGGGTACGAGCGCAGATTTTACGATAGCCTTTGCCGAGAAAATTAACGCGATTGTGACAGCAAAACAAAGGTAGCCCGAAAAATAAAAACTTAACAAAATCAAAATTTTACCACGTTGCGCCAAGGTGTACCACGATGCACCTTAACGCATTTGCAGCGGCCATAAAATAGGTATAACTTTGCGGAAAAGATATATCTATTTTATGGCTAAATGGTGGAATATCACCCAATTTTTTAAGCGTGACGATAACGCCGAGGCTACCACCCAACAGACCACGGCGAACCCGACAGGGAATAAGCGCACAACCCCGCGCACAGGTGCAGGGCTGCAATTTTTTTACCCGTCGGAAGATACCGCGTTAGCCATTGCCACTACTTACCGATGTGTGCAGCTTTTGAGCGACAGCGTAGCCGGATTGCATTTGCAGTACATGAAGTTAAAGGGCGACCGCTACCAAGAAGATACCAACAGCGATTTACATTACTTATTGACGGTACAGCCTCAACCCGAAATGTCAATTTTCGATTTTTGGAGTATGGCCGTTAAACAGATGCTTTTAGACGGTAACGCCTATATCTATCCGCGTAGGGTATTGGGTGAGATTACCGATTTAGTGCTTTGCCGTCGTAATACCGTTGACCATGATACGTTAAACGGTACGTACACCATTTGCGATGCTTATAACGGTGTATATGGTACGTTTAAGGAATCGGAAATAATACACCTGTATTTACATTCGTCAGACGGGCGTACAGGCGAAAGCGTAATTAGCCACGCCCGTAACACGATGGCCATTGCGTCAGCGGGCGACGTAGAAACGGCTAACCGCTTTATCAATGGCGGTAACGTCCGGGGTATTGTCAGCAACGATAAATCGGTAGTTGGCTTTGGTGAGTATGCAGACGAAGAGTTAGCAAAGACAGCCGAGGACTTAGACGCACGTTTTCAGAACGGCGAACACATAGTAGGTTTGCCTGGTGACGCAGGGTTTACCCAAATATCGCTTTCCTCTACCGATATGCAGTTTTTGGAGAGCCGTAAGTTTACGGTACGGGAAATTTGCCGTTTCTTTGGCGTACACCCGTCGTTTGTCTTTGACGATACGAGTAACAATTATAAATCGGCAGAAATGGCTAACGTCGCTTATCTATCTATGACGTTAGACCCCATCCTGAAACGAATAGAGGCCGAGTTTACCCGTAAACTCATATCGCAGTCGCTTTGCTGCAAGCGGGTATTTAAGTTTGACCGCAAAGGAATTTACAGCCTTGATTTGGAATCATTGGCCAAGTATCAGGCTATGACTATTGCGAGCGGTATTTACACGATTAACGATTGGCGACGCATTGAGAATCAGCCAATAGTCGAGAACGGCGATATTGTATATGTATCGGCCAACCTGTTAGAATTAGGAAGTAAGAGAAAAGACAATAAAAAGAACAATAACGAAGATGGCGAAGATTAACAAAAGGAGTATCGGATTTGACGTAAAACTGCAAGTCCGGGAAGCCGCCGAGGGCGGCGAAAGCCGCATTATTGAGGGCTACGCGCTTAAATTCGGTGTGCGCAGCCGTCTTTTGTGCGATTGGTGGGAAAACTACTACGAGGTGTTAGAGCCGGGTTGTATTACCCGTGAGACGTTAGACGCTTGCGACATCATGCTTACGATGTTCCACGACCGCCAACTTATCTTAGGCCGTAGTAAGATGGGCGTTGGCACATTGCACTATGAAATAGACCAAGTGGGCGTTAAGTTCTGGTGTGAATTGCCAAAGACAGCCGACGGCGATAAGGCTTTAGAGTTGATACAGAGAGGCGACATTTCGGGTTGCTCATTTATTTACTCTACCGATGAAAGGGATAGCGAAAACGCCGTTAGTTACGAATTGTCAGGCGAAAAGACAGAGGACGGCGACGATATTCTGTTACGCCACGTTAAGCGCATTGATAATGTTTACGACTTTACGATTACCCCAAAGCCCGCCTACGAGCAGACAACCGTAAGTAAGCGTGAAGTTGAGGAAGCGGGCGTAGTTTTCGGAAAGCCCGCACCGACACCGGCCCCCAAGACGATAGACCTTGCGAAGAAACGCGAGGCTATCCGTGAAGTGAAAGAGAGAATAAACCGCACCGTTTAGGCGGCGCATATTGTTTAATTTAACCAAGGCATAATTTATGAGTAAGCCAAAGTTTAATTTCCGCGAAGCCTACGAGCGGATTGACCAAATTAAAGGCCGCCTGACCGAGATGGCGGAGAATCTCGAAAGTGACAAGGAGCGTGAGGCATTTACCGAAGCCGAGCAGGGAGAGCGTAAGCAGCTTTTCCGTGAGTTGGATATTTTGGAGACCAAGATTAAGGCCAACACACAGACTATCGCCGTTATGCGCCAAGAGGACATCGAGGACGCTAACGCTAAAATGCGCGAGTGTCTGGCACAGGGCCAGCGTTTTGAGTTGAAGATTAGCCGCGCCGTTGCAGCCAACTTTGGCGGTAACGCTTCGACCTACGCCAACGGGCTTGCAGGTACTAACCCGTCCGGGCTGACTACCTACAACATCGTAGAACCCCTGTACCCAAAGACTATTCTTTCGGCTATCGGTATGCCGCTTCTTACCGGGCTTAAAGGTAATCACCAGTGGCCCGTCGTTGAGGCTTTTGAGGCCACGATTAACGACGAGGGCGCAGCGTTGGGCGACACTAAGATACCGCTTAACAAACTGATTGCGAAGCCGGAGCGTATCGGTATTGCCGTGCCTGTTACCCGTGAGGCCCTGAACGAGACCGACAACCTTATTCAGTTGGTGGCCACGGAGTATATGCCCGTTGCTATTGCCGCCCTGATGAATAAGATTACCTTTAGCGAGACTAAGGTAACGGGCGCAACTAACCTGGTTGGCCCCTTTGTCAACCTCAAGGCAAAGAACAAACTTACCTACACCGGCGAGGCCCCGACCCTCAAGGAGTTGGTAAAGATGAAAACCGTTGTGCTCGATACCGACATTATCGCCGACAACATTTGCTACGTGATGAACGAGGGCATGAAGGGCCTTTTGGAATCTACCCCCAAGTGGGATGGTGCTAACGAGGCCATCGTTAAGGACGGTAAGATTAACGGCGTACCCGTGTTTACCACAAGCCATGTGCCGGAGGGTACGGTACGTTTCGGAGCGTTCAAGTATGCCCCGCAGGGTTTGTTTGGTGACATGATGTTTATCGTAGACCCATACAGCCAGGCACGAAAGAACGCTATCGACTTTGTGCTTAATACCGACTACGCTATTACCGTATTGCGTCAGGAGGCATTTAGCAGCCTGTCTAAAGCCGCAAACGGTAACGGCTAAGCCCTGAATCCCCGGCAAAGTAAAGTCTTAGATTATGGCTAACGTAGTGAGTTTGGAACTATTTAAGAAGCACGTCAACGCGGACGATTTCACGGCAGACGATTTGCTTTTGCAGCATTACTTAGATGCCGCAGAAAAGCACGTTATCCGTTATACCCACCGCACCCGTGAGGAATTGGACGAAATGGGCGGCGGGGCTTTCCCCGACGAACTGAAACAGGCCGTCTTACTCATTGGCGCACATTGGTATAACCAACGTGAGAGCGACGCACAGGTGCAGTTTCATAGTGTGCCAAACTCACTACAAGCCCTAATGAAACCCTTTAGAAAGTTGGTAAGATGATAGCCGGACGGATGAAGTACAAACTAACCCTGTTAGAGCCTACGACGGCCATTAACAGATTTGGCGAAGAGACCCCGACCTTTGCCGAAGTTAATACCGTACACGCGGAGCGCATCAAGCACAGCGGACAGCGCAGCGAGGAAGTAGGTGAGCATTTCCCCGACTACCGCGTTTCGTACAACGTCAGGAGCGCACACCCGGTTAAGGAGAATTGGCGCGTACAGGAGTTAGGCGGGTATCTCTATACCGTCGTAGCCATCGAACCCAACAAAGACAAAGGTTTTAAGACTTTGATTTGCGAGAGAGTGAACGAGTAACAACTAACCCCAATAAAAATTTCAAACTATGAAGTGTAAGATTTTGCTTTCAGCGTTGGCACTTATCTTTAGTGTCTCGCTTTGCGCGTTTGCCGATGGAACGGTAGAGCAGCCGCCTACCTACGGCGACGTAGTAGTAACCGAAAAGGCCCAGCAGCCTATTTTCGACGTACCCGGTGAGTATATGATTACCACCTACGACGTAGTACAGGGCGTAGATTTCGTTATGCCTGTTAATCAGGTAACACTACGCACCGACTTTGTAGCCGAGACGTACAACCTTACGTTATCAGGCTTTGCCGATGCTTGCAAAGATGTAATGACTTTCGCACAGGCGCACCAACGATTTAGGCAAACTAACACCTACTTATTTCCCGACAATCGAAGATGCTACCTACGACTATCCGACCAAGCCAAAAGTACCGCTAATCAGATGTACGCACCCGGCAAATGGAAACGATGGGTTATGGCGCAGCGAAAGTAACAACGAATAAACCGCACAGCGTATGCAACCAAACCAATATACAGGCAGCGAATGGACGCAGTTAGCCAAGGAACTTAGCCCCCGGCAAATGCGTAACGCCCTGAAACGCTCATACCGCGCAGAGGCTAAAAAGGCGTTGGCCGTAGCCCGGAGAAAGTTACACGAAAGCGGTTTGCACGTTGAGGGAAACAAAGCCGATTGGGATAAGGGCATACGTAGCCACATCTACAGCAAGGGCGGCGGCTTTATGCTGACCGTGAAAGCCCGGAGAGCCAACCACAACGGCAAAGGTGAAAAGTCAATGCACCAGAACCGCAAAGGCTTTAAGAAGCCTATACTTATGTGGGCAGAAGAGGGAACACAGAAGAGGCAAGCAAAGTCTAAGGGTTGGCACTACGAACAAACAGGCAGTTGGAAACTTTGGGCCAGGCACGGCACAGCATACAAGCCCCGCAAACGCAAGATACGCCACGGCGGTTTGAATCGCGGACAGATGGGCGCATACGGTTTTCTTGAAAAGGCGACCCCCGAAATGTACCAAGTCGTAGAAGCAGACTTAGGCGTAGAGGTAGGCGCAGCCGTTGAAAAGGTGGCTAAGAAATGCGGATTTATTTAACCTGAATATTAACGAGAATGGCAGTACCCAAGACATCATTAAGCGTTGGCGAAATTATCTACGACATCTTAACAAACGATGCCGAGGTAAGCAGCCGGGTAACAAAGATTTTCCCGGTAGTGACCGAAAAGGCCAATTTGCCTTATATCGCCTACCGCCGTACACGGATAGACCACGACCCGACGAAAGCCGGAAGCCCCGGTGCTGACACCGTGCAGCTTAATTTGCTTTGCTTTACCGCTAAGTATTATGAGGGCGTAGAGTTGGCCGAGGCGGTACGCGCAGCGTTGGACTACAAAAAGGCCGAAAAAGCCGGTTTAAAAATGCGTAGTTGCACGTTCAACGGTGGCGGGTTGGAATCCTACGAAGATGATGCCTACGTACAGGAATTAAGTTTTATCATTAAAGTATAGCAATTATGAATGATTACGTAAACGGTAGTGACGTGCTTATGAATGTTGGCGGCAAGGCCGTAGGCCATTGCACCACCCACACCGTCACTTACAACAGCGAGACCAAAGACCGCGCCGTAAAGCCCGAAGCAAGCAAGAGCAAGTCGAGTGGCTTGTGGAAAGGCAAGGGCGTTACCGGCCTTAGTATCTCTATCAGCGCAGAGGGCTTGCGCGTTTATGAGGAAACCGAAAACGGCTTTGAGCAGGTGGCCCCGATGTGGGGTAAGGGCCAGAGCGTCGAGGTACAGGCTTTCAAGCGTGAAAACGACGCAACCCCCTATCTGAAAGGTAAATTTGTTATTGCCTCTATCGAGGAGGCGAACCCCGCGCAGGATGATGGTACTTACTCCATCAATCTGGAGAACGACGGCGAACCCGACATTTACCCTGGCAAGGAAGCCGCAAGCGGTGGCGGTGACTAACTCTAATCTCTACTGACTATGGCAAAAGTAGAAATTACTATCAATGGCGTAGCATACCCCTGTAGGCAAACTATGGGGGCTATGCTACGTTTCAAGCAGGAAACCGG